ATCTAAAATTAAACTCTCATCCAGATCAGGTCTCTTTGTTTTATAAAAAATAATCATTTCAACCCTTACATCTGTACTGTAAAGAGTTTCTAATGGAGGGCATTGAATGTCAAAGTCTTTTACATATTGTAAAGCTTTTTTTGATTTTATAAATAACATTTTACCTTTTACATAAACTAATTTTCTAGTGTTAGCTTTACTTGCAGGTTCACCCTCAACAATAAATTGAACTTTTTCATTGACTAGTATTGACATGTATTGACCTCTATGGTATTTGTTGTAATAGGAGATAATTTTGAAAATAACAAATAAAACGAACTTGCCACAATCTTTTGTGGATTTCGCAAGATCAGACAAATATAGCAGAGGTAAGGCAGACATATCTGTAACCTCTCTGATAGATAGTCCAAAGATAAATATAATGAAAGATCACTACAACGATTGCATGGAAGTGGATGCAGTTGACATGGTGTGGTCTTTATTTGGTACGGCAGTACATGCCATTTTAGAAACTTCAAAAACATCTGATAACATTATAACTGAAGAAAGATTATTTACAAATGTAAATGGATGGACTTTATCTGGTGCAATTGATAGGCAAGAAATTAAAGATGGCATGGTATCCATTTACGATTACAAAGTTACATCTATGTGGTCTTTAGTTTTTGACAAAGTAGAGTGGGATAGACAACTTAACTGCTATGCATATTTAGTGGAGAAAGAAAAGAATATAAAAGTTAAAGATATAAATATCTGTGTGATAGCTAGAGATTGGAATAAAAGAAAAGCAGAGCAAGACTTTGCATTACCTCAATCACCAGTACAGATAAAAAAAATACCTCTATGGTCTTTTGAAAAAAGAGAGGAATATGTCCAAGAAAGAATGGAGAAGCATCAAGAAGCTCGAGTGTTATTTGATTTGGAAAATGATTTAGGTCTATGCACAGATGAAGAGAGATGGAAAAAGAATGATACTTGGGCAGTAAAGAAAAAAGGACAAAAGAGAGCTTTGAGAGTTTTGAATAGCGAAGAAGAAGCTAAAAAATATATTGCTTGGCATGATGAAACTGACAAAGCTTTTATTCAAAATAGTAAATTAGAGATTGAATTTCGTAGTGGTGAACTTACGAGATGTATGGGCAACTATTGTTCAGTTGCTGAATTTTGTAACCAATATAAAGGAGATGTTAATGCCAAAGAAAAGAACACAAGAGATAATGAAAACTCTTGAAAAAGAAAAAAAGCAGAGAGCAAGAACGAGGAAAGGTCGTTTTGTTGCTGATGATCCAAGCACACCTCAGAATGAAGCTTATGTTCAACCAACTAAAGCTAAAGCTTATGCAAATCATATTAAAGAAGCCACAGATAAAGCACAAAAAAAAGAAGTGGGTTTGTTTAAAAGAATATTAAATAAAATTGCAAGAATTTTGTTTGGAGTTAGATAATGTATAAAGAAGATTTATGTTATCTACCTACACGGAGAATGTGTGACATGAATGAAAAACTTGATAAAAGTTTTTTTGATACAGATCCTGAGAATATTATTCAGCAAGAATTAATAACATACAAGAAAGATGGTAGTAGAATTAAGAAAATATCTTTTATAAGAACTTTCATAGCAAACAAGCACACAGATGTTCATAAGACAGAAATATTTCCATCAGGAGTTTGTGATGACGGTTGATTTAATTAAGGTCATGAATGAAGTAGGTGCTTTTGTTAAAGACGAGGGCGATAAAATTCATGGTAAATCTTATGCTAAGGTGCAAGATCGTGTGAATATTTTTAGAAGAAATTTTGGATTAGATTATAAAATTGAAACAGATTTAATTCATAATGATGATAAGAAAATTATTGTTAAGGCAGTAATAAGAGATAAAGACAACCATGTTATTGCATCAGGATTGGCTGAGGAAATAAGGGGCAGTAGTAAAATTAATACTGTTTCAGCAGTAGAGGTATGTGATACCTCTGCAATAGGCAGAGCCTTAAGTTGTCTAGGTTTGTCAGGTGGTGAATATGCTTCAGCAAATGAGATTGATAATGTTGACAGAAAACAATATCAACAACTATCTAATGATATGATTTCTATGGTGAAAGAAGTCTTTGAAGTATTCTTACCAAGCAAAACAACAGTACAAGAAGTGCAGTCATTCTGGACTTCCAATAATAGTGTGTTTAATAATTTAAAAGAAACACACCCAACAGAGTATGAGAAGATTAAGGAAAAATTCTCAGACAGAATTAAAACCATTAGAAAAGGAGAAAACAATGGATAATCAATTAAGAAAATATGATGCGAGTGGTGCAATGTTTCAAGTGCAGAAGAAGTCACCTAAAGCACCTGACTATACTGGTCAGCTAGAAATAAGTGATGAAGTGTTTGAGGATCTGATAAAACAATATAAGGCTAATAAAGAACTATCTGAAGACAAAAGACCTTATCTCAAAATTAATTTAGTAGGTTGGCGAAAGGTTGCCCAATCAACTGGTAGACCTTTTCTATCTGTACTAGGAAATAAATTTGAAGAATATGTTCCACAGAATAAAAAGGCAGAACAGACACAAGAAGTCAAAACAAGTGAAGCACCTAAGTCAGAAGAACTACCAACAGATTTAATGTAGAGGTTGTAATGACAGAAGAAAAATATAAAGACTTTTTATCTGTTGATGATCTAAAAGAATATTTAAATTGTAGCAAACAAAATATCTACAATATTATTGCTAGTGATGAAACCTTTCCTAAGAGTTATGATATATCTCCCAAGAAAGGTATCAGGCAAGTTAGAAGATGGTCAAAAAATGATATAAATGAATGGATATTATCTAGAGAAATAAATGAAGAGAGAGAAGATAATTGTTAGAAAAATTAGTAAAAAAACTTTGGCAAGGCAAATATGTTTCCGTCAGAGACTATGAAATAAAAAAAGCTATGGCACAAGGTGGTATGGTTATTCGTCACAATGGTCAGTACATGAAGCTGACCAATGACGAACTTTCACAATTAAAAGCTAATCCAAAAGAGATACAATCTTTTTATAAAGGTACTTACAAACTCGTTGATATAAAGTTTGAGCCATACATAAAAGATAAAAACCAATTAGATTTTGAAGACTTATTATGAGAAGAGCTAACGAAAGTTGGAAAAGCTACCATTCTAGACTTTGTAAGATCGTAGATGAGAGACAAACTGAGATAGATGCCTTTATAGTTAACTTTAATTACAAAGTTAAAAAGATTAGGAAAGCACACAATATCTTAAATGCTAAAAATAAGGCAAAGAAAAGACAACAAATACAAGAATACAAAAAGATGATGGGATGTAGCAAATGTGGATACAATCAAAACCCTGATATTCTACATTTTCATCACATAGACCCAAGAACAAAGGTTGCCAATATATCTAGAATGGTTGGTAAAAATCATTCTATGAGAAGAATAAAAGAAGAAATAAATAAGTGTAAACTGTTATGTATAACATGTCATCACAAAGAACATGGGATAAAATGAATATGAAAGACGAAGATTACGAAGAAGTTTATTACGATATTAAAGATACTTATTTAGCTACTGTTAGAAAACTAAAACAGAGAAAATGTTGTGTCTGCAATAAATATTATGAGGTTGAGTTGACCAAAAAAGATAACGATTATCTGGCACAGTTAAGAAAAGAATATGATATATAAGATTATAAATTTAATAAAAAGTGCATGTGAACTTTTGGAGATTGTTTATGGAAAAGTTATGTAAGAAATGTAAGAAAGCAATGAACAAGATTGGGGTCAAAATACATAACTTAGAATTAGTTGATGTTTATAAATGTATAATATGTGGAAGAACCAGAACAAAAGAGGCTAAGGATTTGGCTATCAAATCAAGTCCTATATGGGAGGAAAAAAATGAAACTAGCTGATGGTTTTGAAAAAGCTTTTGTAGGAAGTACTATAAGTGCTTTCACTAGAAGACAAGTTGCATTGTATGATCGTGATATGTGTATATGGATATTAATGGAACGAGATGGAATGAAAGAAAATGAAGCCATCGATTTTTTTGATTTTAATGTTATAGGATCGTGGGTAGGCGAAGATACACCTTTGTTTATAAAAAGGTATCCCATAGATAAAATACAAGATTATATTGAGGTTTAAATGATTGAAGATAAAGATGTAGATGAAGCAGTCCATTGGCTCATGAATAGTGCAGATATTATAGCAACTGCAAAAGCAACTCTAGTTTATTTAGAAGAATATAGAAAATCATTAAAAGCACAGATTATGAAAGAGTATGGAGATATGTCTGTTTCTGCACAAGAAAGAGAAGCTTATGCTAGTGAACGTATGATAGAACATATTAAAGCAATACAAAAAGCTACATATAATTATGAAAGACTTAGATTTAAAAGAGAAGCACAGATGGCGAAGATAGAAACTTGGAGAACCTATCATGCCAATTTGAGATCCGTAAAATTATAGAGGAGAAAACTAAATGACACATTTTAAAATATCAAGAAAAGAATTAGAACTTTTTGTAACAAGCATGAAAGTGTATGAAACGAAGATAGATGAAGAGCATCCCCACTCAGACACTTATCCTTTTTCACATGAAATATCAAAAGAAAAAAGATATATAAACAACACTATTGGCAAAATGGAAAACGAACTTAAAATTAGATCTATGCGAACACACAAGGTTACGACATGAAAAGAGACAATGTAAATAAACCACCTCATTATAATAATGGTGAGATAGAAGCCATAGATGCGATACAATCAGCTTTGGGAGATGGATTTGAATATTATCTACAAGGCAACATATTAAAATATATGTGGAGATATAGGCATAAAAATCAATTAGAGGATCTACAGAAGGCACAATGGTATTTGACTAAGTTAATTGGAGTGAAATCAATACATGCTTCTACCAAAGCGTAAACGCTTTTTAAATAAAAAACATCTACAATTTGTTGCAAGTCATCCTTGTTGTCTTCAGACAATTAGCGAAGATAGATGTCAGGGTTTTGTACAAGCACATCATTTATTGAAACCTTATGACGGATACAGAGGCATGGGCATGAAAGCTAGTGACAATAATTCTGTGCCACTCTGTCAGTATCATCATGCACGATTACATGATGGCTTTGGCGATGAAGATAAGTTTTGGGATTATCATGGTCTTATCCATGACTATGGTAGAAACTATGCTAAGCTTCTATATATTAACTTTTTAATAAATAATTCTAACTAGCTTCTTTTAATCCAGCAGATCTCATTAGGATTAGACCTCTTTTTTGAAACTCATTTATTTTCTTTCTTATATTTTTAATAAGTTTCTTTTTTCTCTCTTCTTCTAATCGTGGGTTTTTTTCTATTTTTTTAATTTGCCTTAACAATCTATTTCTTGCATTATCTAATGCTTTAACTCTACCAAAAATCTTTAATTCTTCTTTATATTTACTGGAAACATCGTTAAATCTTTCTGTGTCTCCAGCTCTTCTCGCTAAGTCTAACTCTGCAAATATCGTAAATAGCTCTTTTCTATTTTCTAAATATGTTCCAGTATCAGCTATCTCTGAGGGTGTAGCTATAATTTTTCTTGCTAAAGGTATCCTTGGAACAATTTTACCCTCAAAATCACCTGCTAGGATTTCAGGCACATCAAAAGCTATTGTTTCCCCTGTCCTTAAAACAAAACGACCTGCACCACCTGTTACATAATCAAACCAAAACTGTATTGTGTCTGGAGATATATCTATTAATCCAGTCC